AGCAAGCGGTAGATACTTTCCCCCTTATCAGTTTTGCCAGTACCTCCATAACTACGCAAAAAACCCTTCATTTCCTGTATTTTTTCAGGATCTGAAATTATTTTTGCTTCTTCTAAATAATCACTTCCTACAGCTAAAACATAATCACTAAACCCAACCTCCCAGCTAGCAGAAACTTTTTGATAGGCAGGGTCATCAGGGTCTAGAGATTTTTCTACTAAATTAGTAAAATTTTTATTAACAGATTTATAAATTACGGCCCCCAAAGCTATATTGAACGGACCTTTTTCTTTATCTACTTCATCTGAAGTTAATATTTTGTTTGACCCGAAAGAGCTAAAACCTGCATCAACAATATGTCCCACGACCTTTTCTTTGTCGTGTTCAATGTTTGTAGGTTTATGAACAAAATTAGGGGTATAAGCTTTGGCGGTCGCAGTATCCATACCATCGCCATTTCTATTAAATTTGTTTACTACCGCAGCATTAAAAGCTACCCCCAATAAATCTACGTTGCTTTTGTAATCTATATTTTTAGGTACAAGGGGAGCCAAATTATCTAAAGAAGCTTGTGATATTAATGATGCTTCACTAATTTCACAGCTGGATAAAGGACACTCAAAAGTAGTTTTATACTTGTAGTCCATTATTTCTTTTCCATCCAGCTTTTAGGTAGAGCGCTCTCTGCTCCTATGCTTTTAGCCCTTTTAATTAACTTTGCTTTAAATTCATTATAATTCATAGAGCCTTTATATCTTCCCCAACTACTTACCGCATCTTTTACATCTTGTGCTGACATTACTGGAAAAGAACGTCTTTTAGGATCTAAAAAATCGCTGTCTTTTAATTCGCTTCTTTTTTTGCCATTATATCTTTCTGCGGCAATATCTATGAGTAATTCTGCATAGCTTTTCTTGGGAGTTACTTTTTTCTCCATATTATTCCCATAGTCTCCCTCAGACTTTTTATTCAACATCTGGAAATCTTCTTTTGTAAGCTTGCCATCTTTGTTTTTATCTAAAGCCTTTTGTTTAGGAGAAAGAGATTTTTCAGCCTCCATCTTCTTTTTAGACTCTTCATCAAATTTCATATCCCTCTTAAGAGCTTTCTTTTCTGCATCTTTTTTCTCAGAAGGAGCGCCTTTGTCTAAATTTTTTATTTTGCTCTTGTCGTCTTTTATAGCATCCTTTTCATGCTTTATTTTTTGAACTTGGGTATCTTGGTTTAATTCAACCTTGTCCACTTTGTCCCACTGAGTCTTGGTCATCTTCATGGCAGCAGACTCCATCATGACATCAGACTTATCTTCTTTTTCATCTTTTTGAAGAGCAGCTATTTCAGATTTAATACTTTGAATGGCATCTTGATGATGCTTTAGTCTTTCAGCTAAATCCTCTCTACGTAATTCTTTTGAGTCTTTTTCGTCTTGCTTATCAGTAATGTCCTCTTTATCTTTCTCAAGATTGGTCATTTCAGCTTGAGCGTCTTTTACTTTTTTATCTAGTTCAGGATAAGGTTCTCCATATCTGGCTTCTGTAACATCTTCTGTTAAAGATAATTGTATTTCCCCACCTGATCTTTTGGGTAAGAATTTATAAAGAGCTTTTAGATTTTTTTTCATTGCTATGGTAAAGTATTGCTGCGGGATATAAATCAAGTTTATGATCACTAGAGATCGTCAAAACTTCATCTAAAGTCTGCAACTGTTCTATTTCGTTAAAATCTTTTACACAAGATTCCATAGTTTCTGACCAAGATTCTTTACTTTCCGAACAAACTATAGATTCGCACAAATTTGCAATCATCTCTTCTTGGGCCTCAGAAAGCTCATTTGAATCTATATTTGCTATCATTTTTGATTTAGCGTCATTTATTAATTCATCTATTTCGTATATGGTTTTTTGTATATTAGATCTGGAATACATAGCATTTACTATCGGAATATCAGTAGTACCTTCGGGTCTTCCAGCCTGTTTGGGGGTAGTGCTTGAATCCCCTTCTCCTACCATTGGTACTCCTCCTACTAACGGATTGTAAAAACCATCTTTTCTTTCTTCTACAAAATCTTTTTGAGCTGGCGCTATCTTATCAGCTTCTGGGAATCTTCCGTTATGGAACATTTCCATCCCTTGTTGTGGAGTAAGTATACCTAACTCCATCAAACGAGTAGAGACCCTCATCAATTGAGCTTCATCTCTCATATCGATGTCTTTCATTTTTACTTCGGGGTAAGATCTAAATCCAAGCTCTTTTGATATTCTTTTAATTTCTCTCTGTAGGAAATCATTTAAAAATCCAGTTCTAGACTCCTTTAATCGATCAATAAATATTTGAGCTTTAACTTGAGTAGAATTAAACTTTTCTTCCCCTACAACGATATTCTGAAGACCTTGCTTGATATCATCATTAAGTATTTCGTATTTTTCTGGACCTAAAACCCTATTAAGCTCAGGGATAATAAACTCAGCCTTTGTAGTATAATCAGAAACTAAAACCCTTCCAACGCTTTCGTTTTTAAAGAGGTTTTGCATAGCAGCTAAATTGTTAGCGTTTACTCCTCCCTTATCTGGGTCAGCTCCCATCGTAATAAGCAAGATAACATTTTCAACTGTTCTAGTTATAGCTTGATCCATCTTTTTCAATTCCATCTTAGCATTAATATCTTCTAAGACAGGAAACCCAAAAGGTACTGCGAATGGTTCGTAATCTTGTTTTTTATAAAAAGAAAAAGCTAACCTTTGAGGGTCTAAAGCTAATTTTAAACCTTTAGCAGAATATCCTCCTTTTCTTATTGTTTCTTGCACCTCAGGATCTAAACTTTCAAAAAGATCAACATCTTCTTCTGTTTGAGGATTTTGCAATCTAGCTAACTCATACTCTGATAAAACTTTTTCATATGCCCCGACAGAAAACGTAGTCGCTCTTTTAGCCACTATGTCATATGGATTTAGTAAAATGTATCGTAGAGGAATTTTATTGGCAGAAGGGTTGATAGAACCAACTTGATTCATTAACCTAGCGTAATCATCCGCTTTAAATTTACCATCAACTCTGTATAAAAATACATTGCCGCTTCTGTAATACTCCCTGAAGTACTGATCTTTAATATTTAAAATATTTACCTTTTTAAACCATTCATAGAAAAATTCTCTGCTTTTCCTAGTGCCGCCTTCTAAATAAAGATCGGTGTTTGTAAACTCAGACATTATGTCTATAGCATTCCTAAAAACCGCTACATTAGCATATGCCTTTTGGCATAACTCTATTGTATCTCTTACGTCAATTCCGTCGCTGGAATAATCGTAAGGAAGTAGCCCACAATCTATACTAGAAAACCTATCTTTTAAACTAACAAAAGCAGACCTATTTTTTCTAGAACCTGTAAACCCACTTTTGCTTATCGTTTGTCTTCTAGCTCTAGCAACTTCACTATATGAAGCATCTGAAGTATAAAACGGTTCTCCTAGCAAATCTGGAGACACTTGACCCTTTTCACCTACAGGTACATATGTTTTGTTAGATTGATTAAATTTATCCCAATACTGTGAACGTTTAGTGTATTTTCTTTTAGCCATAACGATAACTCATATTACACTCCAAAGTTAACTTTCAACTTTTAAAAGTTAAGAAATAAACATGGGAGTAAAAGTTTCTTGCCCTGAAGGTCCATCATAAGCCTCCATGTCGTAAAAAATATTCATCATCCAATTCCCTAAAACCAAAGCAGAATAAGAGTCTTTTCTGGCTTTATCTGCTCCTTTTTGTTTTCTAAGATTAGGTGGTAGATCGAAACTCTGAGTTCCTTGTACAGAAGTTGTAATTTGTACTAATGCACATTGGACCTTTATCAAATCCATCATATCTTTTTGATGTTCTACTAAATCAATCATTCTAGCTCCTACTGAAGAATTTTCATTTGAGTCGTTCCTTATAAACTTTAAACCCTTAATAGGCACACTAGATTTTCTTTGTATGTTATAATCATCATTCATAGCTGCTCCAGCAAAAAATATTTTCCTGTGATCAAATGCTGACTGCAATGATTCGTTTGCCGCCCTAATCCAAGAAGAACTAGGTTTTCTTAAAAACACAAATCTTTTAGAACTTTTATTGTATTGATTTTTAAGTTTTCTTAAGTTTTTTTCGTAATCAGACAATTTATCTATATCAGCCTCAATGGTATCTAACTTTAAATTTAAATCTTTAAAAATTGTACTTTCATTGCAGGAGTTCATAAATTGTACCCCTCCATTGTAGTCTCCCACTACTGCGACAATATTAAAATGAGTCAAGAGGTAAGCCATGTATTTTATATGCGTTTTAAGATTTGCACCTGATAAAGCATAGCTGTGTACAACAGTTCCCTTTTTTTGCTCTTTGTTTAATTTAATTATCAACATCGCAAAATCATCCGAGCTTTCGCTTTCAGACCAAGAAGGGTCAAAAGCTAAAAGGTATTCATCATTTTTATGGCCCCTTACTTCTATTGATTGTCCTTCGCCGTCAGGTATTGTACAAGCAGCCATTTTGCTAACTTTGAAATAACCAGAGCTATCATCTGTAAAAATTGCATTGAACTCTCGATCAAACTGAGAATCACTCATTGTGGCTTTAGATTGTTTTATAAGATTTTGGTCATATAGCTGTTCGGGAGCGCAATCATAACTAAAATGCATAACTGTCCTATGCGCCCCATCTTGTTTGTTTTCATTTAGTATTAAATTTTCATATTGTTGATAAAGCTTATAAAGATACTCGAATTTGTAAGAAGCAGAAGATAGTCCAATAATTTTGTTGTTTGGCCACCTTTTTCTCTCCTCCTCCTTCATTTTCCCCTGCTCTATCATTTTTGTTTCTAAATCATATACCTCTTGTCTTTCAGTTGGATTATCAACCACAGACAAAAAAGGCATGATAACTTCATTAAAGATTTTTTCAGGCATAAGCAAAAGCTCATCAATAATCATTCTTTGAAAACGAAAACCCCTTAGCTTTTCACCATCACCCAAAGGTAAAGCTCTGATACTGCTTTGACCTATTTCCATAACCCACTCATCATTCATTTTAGAAGTTCGGGTAATACATTGAGAAAAGAAGGCCGCTTTAGGACTTTTAGCAATATCTTCAATTTTCTTGAATATCATTTTAGATTGTCTAAATGATTTAGATAATATTCCTATCTGAACACCTTGATTTAAAATAGCATCTAAGAGCGCGAAAATAGCCGTAGAGAAGCTTTTGGACATTCCTCGGCTCCATATGCCCAAAAAGTAATCAGACTCCATCATGGCCTTTATAGCCATATGCTGGAAGGGGAATAGTTTTACCCCTGTAAACAACTCAGTAGCAAAAGAAGGATTCTCTCTAAGAAATTTGTAAAGCAAAATCTTTGCTTCCAGATCATCCAAATACCCCTCTTTTTCCAGCAATTGTTGATTTATATCCTTGTACTCTCTTTCGAGTTTTTGTTTTCCTACTTCCCAAGCCATGTTGTTTTATATGTTTGTTCCAAAAATACTGGAGATCTACCTCCCAAAGTTTTTTACCTAAAACAAGAATTTTCGGTATTAATTCAATACTCTTTTCTCTAGACCCACTAAATACAAATTGGCAGCAATCCGAGTACTTAGATTGTATTTCCCTCATTTGGTGAAAAACATAGTCAAGTTTATATTTTTTATAATTCTTTTTATTTTCTTCTTCTATAGTATCAAAATTAGCTTCCACCACAACATACAAGAAAGAGTCTAATGCTTTACATCTTTCTATCTCTTTTACAAACCTGTTATACCCAAGTGTAACTGTCGAGCAAAAATCCTGGTAAGATTTACGATCCACAAAAGTGTAATCAAAATTTTCACCCATTACAGCGTAATCTCCCACATCAAGTTTTAGTGTTTCATTATTTTTAAATATTAGTGGGTTCTGTTCTCTCGTATCTACGAATATACGAGTATTTTCAAAATTATTATAAAATTCATTTGGTAGTTGCCTCGAGAGCATGGGCAACATACCAAATTCTTTACAGGCTGCGTTGTAACTACCGAAAGCCTTTTTGCATATGTCTATGTCGGGTAAACCCGCAGTTTCTAAGTAAAGGGAGGGGGGAAACTTATTTAAGCTCTTGCTTAGTACTCTATGTTTAAAAGTATTTATTATATATTCTTTTACCTCTCGACGGGGAGCCTCATCGCACCACTGCCTCATGTTGGCGGTATTGATGAAATCAGTAGCGAAATACTGATCGTATTTTTTATAAGGTATAAGCTCTCCCGTAAGTTTATCCTTCTTTTGGAAATTTTTCACATAGTAATCACCCACATACATGTCATGCTTTTTTATATGTGCATGTAAGCTTCTTAATGAATCAAAAGATTCCCCACATTCTTTACAGCTATATGACATCTTCTTGTGAAATTCCTAAAACCCGAGCTTTCCACTCAGCCATTCCCTCTAATCTGTCGGCTTCTTCTTTAACAGCTTGTTTTTGCATTTCAGCAATACGTACCATAGTTTTTCTTTCCTCTTCTTCTTGAAAGAGTTGAACAATAGATAAAAAGGAAGCATTTTCCTTTTGATTCTTTTTCATGCGTTCTGCACGATCTCCTTGAAGTTTTTTCGTTAAATTTTCAATTCTGCTTTCGCACTGGTGATATTCACCTGATTTAGCTTTTATAATCTCTGCCAGCCTAACGCTCATTTCTGTTTGGTCATCGGCGATATCAAACATGTCATTAAGTTTGTTCAGGTGAGAACTAACTACTTCTAGGTTAATTACCTCCTTACAAACATTTAAATACAAATTTAATTCATCAGCAGTCAAATCAGGCTTATCCCAAGTCAATCTAACGAACTCATGCTCAAAAAGAGTTCTATCCTCTTCATTTAAATAATTATTAATTATTTTTAAAAAGCGAGAGTTGTTTAAGTTTATGCCAAGCCTTTCAATGCAAATTTGTTT